CCCCCTCCACCTAGGAAACCTGTGCTAAACAATAAGCGCGCCAAACTTATGGCTGAGCTCAAGGCGACTCTCGCGAAAAAAGGTCTCCGCCCATAATAAATGCCAGGTGTGAAACAACTTCAGGAAGCGAAGAAAAAGTTGAAGAAGATGCCCAAACCCACGGGGAATAGCCCCAAGATCCCCACTGCTACGTTGTTGCGTCTTATCGCCGCGGATCCTAAGATTAAACGGGATAAGGCGTTCGTAAAACGTGCTTTGGAACTCGCAAAATTAAATAAATGATAAAGGTATAGGATGGCACAAATCCTTCTTGCCGTATGTTTACTCTCTTGCTGTTCATCATCTTCTTCAGCCGCCGCCTTTTTCGCTGGTCTGATTCCCAAAACAGGGCCACATTTCAGGAAAGTAACGGGGGTTGATGATCTCACGAAACAGAAACCATTTATCGTTGATTACTATCAGAAAAGTGCTGATAAGAAAACAGACAAAGAAAAACAATTAGTAGTGGATGAGATTCGTAAATCTAACCCAGATGGAGTTACAGCATTTTGTGCTGCTGCCGATACTATTAGATCTGGTAGAACACGTCCTCCCTATGACAATAATGATAAAATACTGACAACTAGGGGTATGATTAAACCTGAAACTATATTAGAAGAAACAGTGAAAGAATCACTAAGAGATGCGTATCCGTACGTTGAAATAACGGCTAAGAACTTTTGTCGAAAGTAACCCCAAACTTCTTTGTGATGATCTTTTTAGCACCCTCATACGATGGATGACCCCAGAGGTACCAGCGGGACCAGAAACCAGCCCTACCGATACCACTCATCTTCCAATCTTCTTTATCACTCGATGTCACATTGAGCATCATTTTATGTATCCGTACTGGATCTCTCTCTGCTATTGTCCTCTTGGGTACTCGACCACCGTGTCTGAGTACGTAGGAACGCATACGTGAAGGATTCTTGTGTTTGGTGTAGTCTGAATATCCACTGGCACCAAAGTCAACAGTCCTGCCGTCTTCTAAGACAGCCCTTAACTTTTTCTTACGATCGGGGCTCTTTATAATCTTGACGCGCATACTTATCCTCTATGATTATAATATTTAATAATATTTATTATATTTTGCTCGCATGTCATGTTTGCTGTGTTTTTTGGTGTAAGCTTCCTGCTGGGGAAGGAAGAAAAGCTGCTCAGGGCCACGCTTCACACGGTACAAGTGATCGTACACATGGAGGAGGGCCACGGTGAGCGCTAGGCTGGAGACGACGACACCGTTCATCTTACGAGAGGTGTACGCGTAGATCGCGATCACCGCGACGAGAGCAATCTGAACAAGAGTGAGAGCGGGCATCCTGGGCATCACGAAGCGCTTCTCGACAGTTTCAACTTCTTCAACAGGGGCGGGGGCATAAGTTTCCATTGGTTCACCGTATCCGGGCATTTTTATTATCTACAGAGAAAATAATGTGGCCACTGGTATTGGTTCCTGTAGGGTTGGTTCTTCATGATTATCTGAAGGCACCCATCGACCGCCTGTATTTTCAGAACCCACGACGACCCCTGGTGGGTATGCGAAACACGATCATTGACATACTTGCTGGATTTTCAAACTATAGAGTTCTAGATCATCCAGGTCTATGGCTCATAAAGTTTCATTTTCGAAAGATTCAAAAAGAGTTTGGAAAAGTTTCCAAGAAACTTGAGAAACAATACTTCCATGATCTCGATCCATGGTTCGAGAAGAATGAGAGGTACTATTTCTACAAAGCTGAAAGTTTCCCACATTTAAAAAGTCTCATTGACCAGATTCCTTGTATAAACAAAGAGACTGCACTTTTCGCAGTTGTTGAAGGACCAATGACTATCGCACCACATCGTGCAGAAACAAACCTCCTACTTCGGTATCATCTTACTATAGAGGGTGGAGGTGACTGTACACTCTATACTGAGAAGGGACCCCACGTACATAGGGAAGGTGAGGAGTACCTCTTTGATCACGCACGGTACCACGAACTTACCAAGACGGGTGACAGTAGGCGGGTTGTTTTGATTCTGGATGTTCATAGATGTTTCTGACATACAGCGACATACATATCACTTCCACCGATGAGTTCGAGTTCTCGGTCTTCTACAATTCTTTTTGTAAATGGACCAGGGGTCTCATGTCGACAATACTTACACAGTGCTGATAACTTTGTAACTTCACTGGCAATTGGGATACAATCAAGAAGTTCTCCCCACTTTCTCTGAAACGCATCACCGTCTAGACCTGCTATGATCACATCCTTACCCATATCCATGCATGTGATGATAAATTGTTTAAGATCGGGATAAAATTGTGCTTCATCGATCGCGACAACATCGGCATCCTCAAAATCACACTTTCCCAGTAGTTCATACAAGTTGATCACCTTGTGACAATCAAACTTGACATTATCATGGGTTTTGAGGACTTCATCGGGGGATCGTGTATCTTTTCCAGAATTGACAACCACAATCTGTTTACCGAGAACTTTGAGTCGCTTCAGTCTCCGAATGAGTTCAGATGTCTTACCTGAAAACATATTTCCCATAATAATTGAGAGACCCATCCTGACTTATTAAAATAATGTTGTATTTTTTATATGGGTGATTTCATTCGGGCAACTTTCGAGGGGTATAGTGGGTACTACAATCCTAACTCGGGGCGCGTGAAATTGGCCAATCGCCTATTTCCCGATATAAAGACGGCGATAAAATATCTCGGCAAAAGGTAAGATGAACCCAAAGGTCGTCGGTGTTTTAATTTTGTTATTGATTGTCGCCTGTGTAACAATAGGATTTCTAATGATGAAACCGAGGAATGTACAAGCGACTGCTTCGCGCGCCCCCACACCAGTCGCAGAGCCCACACCAGTCGCGGAGCCCACACCAGTCGCGGAGCCCACACCAGTCGCGGAGCCCGCACCAGTCATGGAGCCCACGCCAGCCAGCGTAAGTGGTTCAGGGAAAGGTATGTCCGCTAGCGGAAGTGGTTCAGGGAAAGGTATGTCCGCCAGCGGAAGTGGTTCAGGAAACCCAAAGCCAGAGAATGTTTCTACAAAAAAGGCTCGTCTTCTACTGACGACGGAGTATGCTAAAGGGGGGTGTGAAGGTAAAGTTGTATCCAACTTAACTATGAATCCGGGTGCAGAATTGGGTATTGAATTTAAACGTTCTCTCCCCGAAGGTCAGTATGCGTGTTGTGCACAGATCGAAAACTTGAAGGCTGATCGCCTCGATGCAACACTGGGTAAGAAAAAAACAATCAACTTTAAAGATATGAATATTCAAAATAAAATGGTGTTAGATCTAACACACAACGAGGAAATACCAGGTGGTAGTAAAACTGTGTGTGCAGAGAAATTTGATGGTACATTCAGAATTTCTCAGTAAAAGGTAAGATGCCTCTCAGCGATGCAGCCATCACCAGGAAGGTCGGACAACTGCGTAAATCTGAAGGTAAGATCTACGCACCCCTTAAATATTTCAGGGGACTTACAACTCTCGGGGAAGTTGAGACCCGCTACAAAAAGATGCTCAAGCGAGACTATAAAGGATTCAAGACGGACAAGGGACAAAAAACTAAGACTTCCTCCTACACCCAAAAGTTTAGGAAAATGTATCCGGGAGCCAAATCCCTCCCTGAAATTGCTAAGGCTACTAAGATTCCTCTAAAGACCGTGAAGACCATCTACAACAGGGGACTCGCTGCGTGGAGAACCGGGCATCGTCCAGGAGCCTCTCCACAAGCGTGGGGGTACGCGAGGGTTCATAGTTTCGCCACTAAGGGGAAGACGTACTATACAGCTGATAAGGATTTACGTTGATTAAAACATACGGCAAACGCGCTCATAGATACTAGGTGTCTTCACTGGCTCGGGTGCAAACTTGAGTGCGAAGATTTTACCCACAATGGGTTGATTTTTCTCTGATTCACTCGCCATCTTGTCCGAATGTTCTTGGGGAGCTAGGCTATGGGGTGGAACTCATACTCACATGAAGATACAGACGCTCACCGTGTCGTTCTCTGAGAACCTTGAGGTACGTATGAAGACTGCAAGGAGGAGACCCATCTTCATAGACCATACCTTGAGGAGTCAATAGGGTCTGTTTGTGGTCGTGCTCGAAGTGATTATCGTATCCATTGTGATCAGCGGTTGTGATGGGACGAGTCTCGTATCGTCCCGAAGCGCGATACGGAACAACTTCAAAGGCGATGACGGGGTGCTTGGCTAGAACCACCTGACCATTGTCAATCTCCTTGAGAGTGAAGGTGAAGTATCCGGGTTCAGCCTTGATGATGGAAGACATTTGATTTTTTCTTGAAAATTTGAAGATACTGCATTTACTTAGGTTTCATTACAATCTAATATTCTAGGAAGTCTGTAAAGGTAACGATATCTTGGTCAAGTATAGCTTCTGCAATGTCCGTGAGTTCTTGGGGGAGGTCATCCAGTCCCAGACAGCTTTCATTGTAGGCTTCGACCATGCTCAAGTCTCTTTCCTCAAAATAATAGAGTAGATCTCTGAGGGTCTTGTCATCGATGGTCTGCATGGCTTTGCAAAACTTTTCTTCACAGAATGATGGTCCGTCGAGGATGTTATTCTTAATGTATACCTCAATATCGTCGTCTTGACCGGCGTGAATCTCATCAGATAAACACGTACAGTTCATGAAGACACCGATACCACCTGCGACTTCACAAAGAAAATCTCTTTTGTTGGGAATTGTGGACATGTTTGTAAACTTAAAAATATGATGAATAGTATATTTACTTAGGTTCCGTAATGACTGATCGCATTACATGGGATGAATACTTTATAAACGTCGCAGATCTCGCCTCTGTTCGGTCTCCATGTGAGAGGTTGAAGGTGGGATGTGTCCTCGTGAAGAACAACCGCCTCATCAGTATGGGTTACAATGGGTTTCTAGGTGGGTGCGAACACAAGTCTATCGTGAGGGATGGCCACGAACAGGCTACGATTCACGCGGAGATTAACGCAATCACGGATGCGGCGAAGAGGGGTGCCTCCATCGATGATTGTGTGGCGTACGTGACACATTATCCATGTCTCAACTGCTACAAGGCTCTGGCGAGTAGTGGAATCAAAAAGGTGTATTACAAAATAGACTACAAGAACGACCCACTTGTGGAGGAGCTAGGTTACGGGGTGGATGTGACAAAGCTCAATATATGACTTTCTTCAGTCCTTCTTCCTTGAAGATAAGATTAACGCATTTCATCTCATCTTTGGTCCACTGATAGGCGTCGTCGAATGACCTAAATATAGGACTGTTAAATTTGTCGAAGGTTAACGGTCTGTCAAGATCAATTTCAACATCAGCTCCAATCCATGGCCACTTTTCAACATAAAGTCGAATAGTTTTGCAAGTCTGCTTTCCATCGGGCTTGACACGAATACCACCTTCAGTGATGGGTTCGAGTTCAAACTCATGGTGAGGAATGGCGGCGTTCATCTTTCCGATCACGTTTATCACGTTCCTCATGGTGACTTCTTTTCGAATCACATTATCAAAAATCTTGTGACATTCGGAACAAAGAAATACAATTGGGTACTTCTCATGTAAATCGACAAACTCGCGATTGAATTCCGATTCCTCGAACATTCCAGTATCTTGATTTCTTATCATGACGTTATCCAATGCCTCTTTCGCAATATCTGGTCGTTCTTTAATTGTATGGGCTCTTTCGAACCGCCCACACCAATCACCACATCCCGGACATTCACTCTTTTTAGTTTTGAAAAAATCGCGTGTCAGATTTGTAAGTACCGTGTTCTTCCTGAAATCTATGAATGTATCAGGATTGAATTTAAGCTTTATATTTTTGAAGACAATTGGGAGACCTTTACTTGATAGCTGTTTGACACATCTACTTTTCTGATCAACCTGAATCTTACACTCTTCCTGAACTTCTCGAAAAAAGGGAGAATCTTTTTCGAGAAGGCTTCTGAGTTTGTCCTTATGAGCTTCCATATTTGTCGATGTCTTTAGAATGTATTGAGAGTCACTTAGGCGTCAGAATTGTCTTTGGTAAAGTTATAAGATGCCTTGTCCCATTTGCACAGGAGCCCTTATTTCTACAGTTGCACAAAGTGCCGCCGCCGTCAGTTTAGTGAAACATGTGAAGGATCGTTCGTCTAAAAAACCAAAATCCAAGAGTAACCAATTAAAGAAAAAGTCCAAGTAATCAATAATGGATCCTTCCAATATTCCCAAAGACATTTTGCGTGTACTTCAAGATAAAGAAATCCCGATGGCCAAGAAAATGATGGCGTTCAATATGCTCATGCCAAACCTACCAGCTGATCCAAAACACACTGATGCGTATAACGAAAACCTAAAGGTTGGTGATACGATTAAGCGTCTTGTGGACGAGGGAAAGATTACTCTAGGTGCATTTGACAAAAATTTCATTCTTGAAGTAGTTACCAATTAATTTTTTCATTCTTTTTCATGATGTGTCGTTCGGTATTTTCTTCGACATCATATTGATCGGGGTCATAAGTGACACCATTCTCAACGCGAATGGTGTGATTTGTTTTTTTGGCTTCTTTGTGGGTGTGAGTTGGGGTTTTGAAACCACGCGCCGCGTTGACTTCAGTGTCGTATTGTGCCGGATCTTTGAATGCACGAGTTTTGACACTGCGTGTAGTAGGAATGAAGAATGTGAGCGCGAGGGACATTTAGTATTTAGGGGTCTTTGTCTTTATGTTC